CGGTCCTTCAGCCATTGTGGCCAGGCCCGCACCGGTGGCACCGCACGAGCGGCGTGTGCTTTCAGAAATCGAGCTGGCACAGCGTTGGGGCGTGAGTCCCAAGACGCTGCAACGCTGGCGCACCGAAGGTCGCGGTCCGCGCTACCTCAAGCTCTCCAAACGGGTGACCTATCAGCTTGACGTGGTGACCGAGTACGAGCACTGCGCCTTGCACATCTCGACCTCCGAGCGCGTGAACAAGTGAGGGAGCAGAACATGAGCACCTCTCACACCTCACCCGTCCATATCGAGCAGGCCATGCCGCTTGCTGAAATGAGCGTAGCGCAGATTTGCGCCCTACCGCCAGCCCAATTGCAGGAAGCGCACACCAACCTGCTCAGCCTGCAATCGATGGTCAAGGCTGTCCTGGAGCGCATGCACACCGCGCTCGAGCAACGCTACGCAGAATCGGCCAAAGCGGCGCGCCTGGCCAATGGCCGCGATTTCGGTGTCTGTCACATCAATGACGGTGAACTGCGCGTCACGGTTGACCTGCCCAAGAAAGTGACTTGGGACCAGGCGCAACTCTCGGCCACCGCCGCTCGCATTGTTGCCGCCGGCGACAAAGTCTCTGACTACATCGACACCGACTACTCGATCTCTGAGAGCCGCTTCAACAACTGGCCGCCGGCGCTCAAGGATCAGTTCGCGCAGGCACGCACCGTCAAACCCGGCAAAGCAAGCTATCGGCTCGCCCTTGTCGATTCCGAAGGAGGTGTGTGATGCTGCCCATCATCTCTGCCGAAGAGCGCCTCAAAGAACGTCATAGTGCCAAAGTGGCATTGGTCGGAGCGCCAGGAGTTGGCAAAACAACTCAGATCAAGACGCTGCCAGCACACAGCACCTTGTTTGTGGACTTGGAAGCAGGCGACCTCTCAGTGCGTGACTGGCCCGGTGACACGGTGCGCCCGCGCACCTGGCCCGAGTTTCGCGATTTGGTTGTGTTCCTTGCCGGTCCGATGCCAACGGCCAGTGCCGACCAAGCCTTCTCACAAGCCCACTTCGAGCATGTTTGCAGCAAGTTTGGCGATCCCGCGCAACTGGCCAAGTACGACACCTACTTCGTTGACAGCCTGACCGTGCTCTCGCGCCTGTGTTTTGCCTGGTGCAAGACCCAGCCCCAGGCCTTCAGTGAGAAGACTGGCAAGCCTGACAACCGCGGTGCTTATGGCCTCTTGGGCCAGGAAATGATCACGGCGCTGACCCACTTGCAGCATGTCCGTGACAAGCACGTCATCTATGTCGCCATCCTGGAAGAGAAGACAGATGACTTCAACCGGCGCTACTTTCAGCTGCAGCTCGAGGGCAGCAAGACCGCCCTGGAGTTGCCCGGTGTGCTCGACGAGGTTGTGACCCTCGCCGTCCTCAATGCCGATGACGGCAGCACCTACCGCGGTTTCGTGACCGGTGCCGACAACACGTTTGGCTATCCAAGCAAGGACCGCAGCGGACGACTGGACGCCATCGAAGAACCCGATCTCGGAAAACTCATCGCCAAGTGCCTGGGCCAGAACACGCCTGCACAGCAAGCCCCATCAATTTAAGGAAACATCATGAACAGCTATTCCCAATCCAACGCTAACGCATCCGGCAACTGGAACGACTTCAATGACGCCGAGGCCCAGCACGGTGCTTTCGATCTGATCCCCAAGGGCACCATCGTGCCAGTTCGCATGAGCATCAAGCCTGGTGGCCATGATGACCACAGTCAGGGCTGGACAGAAGGCTATGCCACCCAGTCGTTTGATACCGGCGCGGTCTATCTGGCCTGCGAGTTTGTCGTGACAGCAGGTCCGTTTGCCAAGCGCAAGATGTGGTCGAACATTGGACTGCGCTCGCCCAAGGGACCCACCTGGGGCCAGATGGGGCGCAGCTTCATTCGGGCGGCGCTCAACAGCGCGCGCAACGTCAACCCACAGGACAACTCTCCTCAGGCATCTGCGGCTCGCCGGATCAACAGCTTTGCCGATCTGGATGGCATCGAGTTCATTGCTCGGGTCGATGTGGAAAAGGACAGTAAGGATGAGGACCGCAACGTGGTCAAGCTCGCCATCGAGCCAGACCACAAAGATTACGCGGCATTGATGGGCGCCGTGCCCAAGGGGGCGACGGGTGGCGGCAATTCCGGTGCGCCGTCACAGGCCGCACCCGCTTTTGCAACGCCAGCGCGCACCGCTCAAGCGCCGGTTTCTGGCAAGCCCGCCTGGGCGCAGTAGGCCGTCAAGACCATGGCCAATCTTCGTTGCGGCAATTGCCGCCATCTGGATAGCGCCAGTGCCACCGATATCGGTGGCCTGCCGATCGCGATCTGCTGCCAGCCCAACGGCGCGCGGGTCGGTACACCCGACGACTTTAGCGACTATGTGGCGCTCGACTACGTTTGCGCATCCCACGTCTCGCGATTCAAAGCGACTGAACTGGCCAGCGAAGTGCTGAGTGGAGGGGCTCATGCATGACCATGAAATGCTGGGTCTGCTCCCGCCAGGCGCGCGGCTACGGCCATTCAGAAAACCGCCACGCTATCGGCGACCCCAAGCGATACCCCATCGACTGGGTGTTTTGCTCACGGAGATGCCAGGACGCGTTTCACAAGTGCTACGGCAATTGGTCCAACGCACTGGACCGGGATATTCCGGCGGAGGCGGCCATGGTTGATGTCACTCCTCTGGAAAACGCTGCCATGCGCATGTGCCTGAAGTCTTTTGGGGATGCGGCCAGTGCCATCGGTTTCGACAAGCCCCTCGGGGCCTATTCCGAAGCTGAGGCACTAAGCGTGATCGACGCCATCGTCACCAGCTATGTCGCTGAAATGGCGGCCCAGCACGAGCGCACCAAGTACCCGGCCGTGCGCATGCCTGGACGGACCCCGGTCAGCGATCCGCTGCGTGATGCGCTCGTGCCCTTGGTAGAGAACCCGTTTGCTGACATGGAAGACGACCTGCCATGGGAGACAAAGCCATGATCGATTTCAACTCATCGGCGAGTCTTTCTGGTCGGCTGCAGGAACTCCTGGACCGCTCGCTTGAAACGGAACGGGATACCACACCGGCGCGCGAGTACCTCGGTGCATCGCGTTTGGGCGCAGCATGTGAGCGCCAACTGCAGTTCGAGTACGCCAAGGCGCCGGTCGATCACGGCAAGGGCTTCTCGGGACGCTTGCTGCGGATCTTCGAGCGCGGTCATCGCACTGAAGAGATGGTGATCCGCTGGTTGCGCATGGCGGGTTTCACCCTCAAGACCGAGGATGCCAATGGCCACCAGTTCGGCTTCTCCGTTGCCGGCGGTCGTCTGCGTGGTCATGTCGACGGTGTGCTGATCGCAGGTCCCGATGGTTTTGCTTATCCATCCCTTTGGGAGAATAAATGCGTCAATGCCAAATCATGGCGTGATCTGGAAAAGCACAAGCTTGCCGTTTCCAAACCGGTCTATGCGGCGCAGATCGCGCTATACCAAACCTACCTCGAGTTGCACGAGCGTCCGGCGCTCTTCACGGCGGTCAACGCCGACACGATGGAGATCTACGCTGAGCTGATCCCGTTTGATGCGGCTCTGGCCCAGCGCATGTCCGACCGGGGTGCGCGGGTCATCACCGCCACCGAAGCGGGCGATTTACTGCCGCGCTCCTTTACCGATTCCACCCATTTCGAATGCAAGTTCTGCCAGTGGGCAGATCGTTGCTGGAGGACCACCCCATGAAACCTATAGCGCGCCAACCCACAGTGGTGAGGGAACCCTTTGTCGATGCAGGGGAGGCAGCCTTCACCATGAATCTGCCGATGTACTACCTGACCAATGCGCGCCAACGAAGCAAGCTGCGCATCCCGCACTACCGCATCGGCAGCATGCTGCGCTTCAAGCTCTCGGAACTCAGTGCATGGCAGCAAATGAAATCCTCGATCGATGGAGGATCGGTATGAGTGACTACAGACTAAAGATCACCATCCGAAATGCGCGTTTGTTGCGTGCGATTGAGGCCGCCGGGTATCGCCCGGGCTCTAGTTTTGCGGACGCGGTAGGCATCAGTTATGGCGGTCAGCTGCTGCCGTATCTGAACCTCACGCGATCTCCGCTTGGACCAGATGGCTTGCTGCGTGCCAGTGCCTGGGCCTTGTGCGACTACCTTGGCGCATCACCCAACGAGCTCTGGTCGGACGAGCAGTTGACCCCCCTTGCCAGCAATGCGGTCTACAAGGACTTGTCCTATGACCAGGTCAAGGCCCTGTCTGCGACGCCAGACGATGACCATCTGGATCCACAGGTGCTGGCAGGAAAGAGTGAAGCGGCTCGGCTGCTTCTGAAGTCGCTTGACACGCTCACCCGCAGGGAGGCGTGGATCATTCAAGAGCGCTTTGGCATCAATACCTGTGCTTCGACTGTGGAGGAGGTGGCGTCTCGCCTGGAATTGTCCCTCGCGAGGGTTCGTCAAATCGAGTTGAAGGCGCTGGACAAGCTGCGCAAGCCCGCGCGCGGAGTCGCTGCAATAGCTCAGGCTTTCGACATTGCGGTGCCGACCTCAGCGCGATCTCGCGCTACGAATACGGAGGGTCGGCATGCTTGACTTCAATGATTCGGAGAATCCCCCTGTGCCTACTGCTGCGGCGGATCGCCAGCGCGAGGAGATCCGCGCCACACTGCTGGCTCGACTCGAGTCAGTTTTGATGACGATGTTTCCTGCCGGCAAGGCCCGACGCGGCAAGTTCTACATCGGAGACATTCTTGGCAGCCCCGGCGACAGCCTTGAGATTGTGCTCACCGGCGACAAGGCTGGACTGTGGACAGATCGAGAAAACGGCTCCGGCGGCGATCAGTATGACTTGATTGGTGGCCACTTCGGCATCAGTGTCCAGACCGACTTCCCCGCAGTACTGGCCAAGGCGGCGGAGTTGCTGGGCCAAGCGGCACCCATTGCGGCGCGCAAGCGCAAGGTCGAAGCGCCCACTGACGATCTGGGTAAGGCCACTGCCAAGTGGGACTATCTGGACGCCGCCGGCAAACTGATAGCCATCGTGTATCGCTACGACCCACCCGGTCAGAAGAAGGAGTATCGGCCCTGGGATGTCAAACGCAAGAAGGCAGCGCCACCAAGTCCGCGTCCCCTGTACAACCAGGTCGGCATGCTCAATGCCGATCAAGTCGTTCTGGTCGAGGGAGAAAAGTGTGCCAAAGCGTTGATCGATGCTGGCATTTGCGCCACCACCGCTATGTTTGGCGCCAACGCACCGGTGGACAAGACAGACTGGTCGCCCCTTGCAGGCAAGGCGGTGATCATCTGGCCGGACAACGACGAGCCAGGCCTAGCCTATGCCCATGCAGCGGGTCAGGCCGTCCTTGTTGCTGGCGCCTTGTCCTGCGCTGTGCTGCAGCCGCCACCAGATCGTCCCAAGGGATGGGATTGTGCCGATGCGCTACAGGCATCCATCGATGGTGCACCGGAGTCTGTCTTTGACGTTGCAGGCTTTGTGCGCTCGGGCCTACGGCTTGCGCTTCCCAAAATCTCTCTGGGCACTGGCAACCCCCAATCCGACAGAGAACTGCTGCAAGACGTAGATTGGCAGACCGAGGACGGGCTGTGCACAGCCTTTACCCGGCGCTATGGCAAAGACTGGCGCTACTGTGCGCAGTGGGGCAAGTGGTACGTCTGGACCGGCCAGCGCTGGAACGAAGATTTGGTTTTGTTCATCAACCACCTCATCCGTGGTGTGTGCCGAGCAGCATCACGCAAAGCCAGTTCGGCGCGAACCAAAGCGAAGCTGGCCAGCGCATCCACCATCTCGGCAGTCGAGCGCATGGCACGCAGTGAACCCGTCCACGCCGCGCTGGCCGACGACTGGGACGCCAATGTCTGGCTGGTCAACACGCCGCTCGGTGTGGTGGATCTGCATGACGGACAGACTCGCCCGCCACGGCGCGAAGACCTGATGACCAAGATCACAACAGCCTCACCGGTTTGGGGCACAGGTTGCCCAAACTGGCTCGCGTTCCTGGACCAGGTCACCGGCGGTGACTCCGAACTCGTGCGCTACCTGCAAAGAATGTTCGGCTACTGCCTGACAGGCTCCACACAAGAGCACGCACTGTTCTTTCTCTACGGCACCGGTGCCAATGGCAAGTCGGTATTTATCAATGTGCTGTCCACCATTCTTGGCGACTACGCCTCCAACGCGCCCATGGACACCTTCATGGAGTCTCGCGGCGACCGCCACCCAACGGACCTCGCTGGTCTGCGTGGCTCGCGTCTGGTCTCTGCCACCGAGACTGAGCAGGGTCGTCGCTGGGCCGAGTCCAAGGTCAAGGAGATCACCGGCGGCGATCCAGTCTCTGCTCGTTTCATGCGCCAGGACTTCTTTACCTTCTATCCACGCTTCAAACTGCTGATCGCCGGCAACCACAAGCCCACCATTCGCAACATCGATGAAGCGATGCGAAGACGCCTGCATCTGGTGCCGTTCACGATCACCGTGCCGCCGGAAAAGCGCGACAAACACCTTCAGTCAAAGCTGCTCATGGAGCGTGATGCCATTCTGGCCTGGGGTCTGCAGGGTTGCCTGCAGTGGCAAAAGACCGGACTGCAACCACCCAAATGTGTGCTCGATGCAACCGAGGAGTACTTTGATGAGGAGGACGCTGTGGGCGAATTCCTGGAAGACGATTGCCAACGCTCAGCCCATTCCAAAGAATCGATTGCAGCGGTCTACCAGCGCTGGAAGGAGCGCGCCGAACGCCGCGGCGAATACGTTGGCTCAAGCCGCTGGCTGACCCAGCAATTGCTGGCCCGGGGGTTCGAACGGGACCGGCTGGGCAGTGGCGCAAAAGCCATCAAAGGACTGTATTTGCGTGCACGCGGCACTGACTACGCATTGCCCTATTCGGACAACTAACGACCAATTTCGGTCGACACATTCACTCTAAGTCATTGATTTATATAGATCACCGACCGAACTGAACCCTAATAACCATTAACGCCTACACGTGCGCGCGGCCGTAACGGTTATCGGAATGACGGATCAATTCGGTCGGAACCCAAGAAAGGTATCCCGTGAACACTACAACGCACTCCCAAGCACTTGAGTCCCTGCTGACGCGCTTCGAGCAAGACAGCGGTGCCGCCATTCCTAGCGTGACGACGTTGCTGAGCCTGTACGACGACTACTGTCACTGGTGTGAACTTCACGCCGTCAAGACAGACGATGTCGAAGTCTTTGCGATCAAGCTGACCAGTCGTCATTGCTTGATGCCTTGCAGACTGCCCGATGGCAGCATCGATGTGATTGGTATCAATCTCAAAGCCGCGATGGCCGCCGGAGTCATGCAATGAGCGCCAGCACCATCCTGGCCCTGGACCTGGGCACGACAACTGGCTGGGCACTCAGACCGGCGGACGGTCAGATCGCACACGGCTTTGTGAGTTTCAGGCCGCAGCGTTTCGAAGGTGGCGGCATGCGCTACCTCAGGTTCAAGGGCTGGCTCACTGAGGTCAAGGCCATGGCTGCTGACATCCATGCCGTCTACTTCGAGGAAATACGCCGTCACGCCGGTGTCGATGCTGCTCACGTCTACGGCGGCCTGATGGCAACGCTCACCACTTGGTGCGAGCACCACAACATCCCCTACCAGGGCGTGCCCGTGGGCACGATCAAGAAGCACGCGACTGGCAAAGGCAATGCCGGCAAGGACGAGGTGATCGCGGCCATGCGTGCCCTTGGCCACCCGGTGACCGACGACAACGAAGCCGACGCCCTGGCGATTCTGCACTGGGCAATCGACACGCAGGAGGTGTGACATGAAGGTACCACCACAACCCTATCGCTGCCCGCTTGGTCGCCTGCAGCCCCAAGTCACCGACCTCGACGCGATCAAGGAGCAGGGCTGGCGTGACCAGCATATCCTGGTCGTCAATGCTGAGGACGATCGTCTTGACTACCTTGAGCGCCAACTGGTGCGACGCATCGGTGAGCGCCTGTACGGCAAGGCAGGGCAGCGTCATGGATAGGCTCAGATGCTTCGATACGCCTGTCAAACGTCCCGGCGTAGCCTGGACCGTTGATGATGTCTCTGCACGCTTCTACGAGGCTGCAATCACCGCGCGGCGCCTGCCGCCTGTTCGAGTCCAGGGCTACTTCAACACATGGCCTGCCTTTGCGCGCAGCGAGTGGGAAGCGTACTCGGCCGATGAGCCTGTGCGTCGTTCCTTTCCGCCGAGTCCCGAGGAGGTCGATCGGATGCTTGAGACAATGAAGTGGGTGCTCTGGCTCGACGTGGAGCAGCGCCACCTGGTGTGGATGCGTGCCAAGGGATACGGCTGGCGTGATATCTGCACACGCTTTTGCTTTGATC